TTTGCTGCTTCGAATGCAGCTAAGGTCTTTTCCTTCCTCGGCGGGAGTTTAAATTCCGCTTCAATATGGAGAAACAAGCTATGGATTCCAAGAAAACGCCAAAGAGTCTCTGGGATGCGTTAACTGCAGCAGTGGTTTTATATGCTGTCGTAAACTTTCCCGTTGATTCTCAGGTTATTTTTGAGATCTGTAGCTTTGTTCATAATCTCCAAGGAGTCCTCTATGGGAACTAAGTCATCTTCTAAAGTTATACGCTACCCATGGTACGCTGATCGTTATCAAAGCAATAACGGTCATACTATCGTGGATGGTTATAGCAATAGAACTTGCAATAGGGTTTCTGTTGGCACGTCTAACCGTAATTGGAAAGATGACGTCAAGAGTGGCCGTAATGCAACGACTGTGTTCTCAGCTTCAGAGGGTTCTGTCACTTTTAGAACTCTGGCATATAGCGCCGACTGGCACTCTAATTTCAATGGAAATATGAGTGCTCGTTGTTACGGTATACCACCAGGGATTCCAGTTGAAGCACCACACAGTATGATAGGTGTGAATCTTCCTCTGGATGCTACGAGTGCTATTGATGAAGCTAATGCCAAGGCGATCAAAGCTCTGTATAAGAAGATACGTGAGGTCCACTCGCAATTTGCGGGTGGATTATTCCTCGCCGAACTTCGAAAGACAGTTACGATGATCCGTAAGCCAGCTTTAGCGCTTCGCAAACTCGTCAAACAAACCGAGAATAAAAGTCTCTCCATAATTCGCAAGAATAAGGGAAAGATGATTACTCGCGCTGGGCGAAAAGAGGTGCAAACTGCTATCGCTGGATCTTACCTTGAAGGTGTGTTCGGATGGGCTCCGCTCATTTCGGACATAAAAGATGCCGCCGTTGCCTTTGCTCGTCTTCAAGGCGAATATCGCCATGAACGATTTAGGGCTTTCGGGCTTTCTGAGGATGTTACACACTCGGTAAGTTCAAATAACAACGGTTTCGATCTTCCAGTTTGCGAATTTCTTGCAACCTGGAAGCAAGTCGCTACAGTTGTCTATTACGGCTCGTTTCAAGGCCATTCCCCTGACGTTAAGCTCGGTGCTACTGCTGAGCGTATCGTTGGGTTATCGGGCTTCGATTGGAGGTCCTTTATACCCACTGTATGGGAAGTTATTCCATACAGCTTTCTCGTCGATTATTTTGTTAATATCGGCGACATGCTTGAAGCTGCTACTACCGACACTTCCCTAGTCAAAAGACTTAGTAAAGTAGTCATAACCGAGTACGTTTTCGAATGTAAATTCGCACCGTCTCTCGGTTTGTCTGCTTCCTATATCTATGGCACTACGGGATCTGTTATTAGTAACTTACAACAAGCAGGGATACCTGGCATGTACACGGCGAAATACCGTGTTGTTTCGCGCGCTCCTCAAATCGGAGTTCCTTTTCTTACTCCAAGATTTGAGGTTCCCGGTATCTTCAGCAAGCATTCGCTGAATATCGGCGCCTTATTGGCTGGCGCTCGCCCTGCCCGATTGTAATTTTACAGTCGGTAACTACGGAGGTCTATATGACCATTGCAATAGCATCGCCCTTTAGCGGGGCAGCTGTAACGGGATTCACATCCCCGACGTACAACCCCGTCCTCGATCGCGCTCCTGATGCTGCAAACGGCATTCAGTACGCGGTGACAGGCGGAGGTGGCACCCAGGTTGGAGTAACTTACCATACTAATTCAAATCCTTTCACCATGACTTTCGTCAGGCCGAAGAATGTGAAGAAGCTTGGTCAAGTAAACCCGATCACCGGCGCTCTCCCGAGCGTCCCGAAGAACCAGTGGGTAATGATTTTCCGCAAGGGAGTCATTCCACTGGCCGGCCAGGCACCCTCGATAATGACGATCAGAGTTACGATCGACATTCCTGCAGGTGCCGATACAGCGGATGCACCGAATGTGAAGGCACTCCTGTCGGCGTTCATGGGCCAATACTGGCACCAGTCCATCGGCGTCGGAGATTCCGTCCTTTCGGGTATCCTCTAGACCCTAACCAGGTCTAGTCTTCGGAGGAACTCATGCATACTTTTGCTGAGCTTCAAAGTGCCCTTCATTTCGATCTTCAAGTGGAAGAACATATCATTACTTCTGATATGAGTATTCCTGCCATTAATGCTCTTTGGTTGAAGAAATCGTTCTTTAAGAAATTTCAGGACGAGATCTCCTCAGACGCAGACTCCAAGTGTCTAGCACTTTTTACTGCTAGTAATGCTAGATGCAAAGAGTTTGCTATGAGACCTGAGAGCATGTACCAAGAATTGGTCATCGGAGAAGTAAAGACTTTATTCGACAACCTTTTCTTTAATGGCCCTGACCTTGTTATGACTTTTTCTGCTATTTCTAGCGGAGTAGACATCGGGCCAGGCGCAAGTTTGGGTTCCCAATCTTATAACTTCTATTCGAAGTTATTCGACGGTCCCCTTACATGCACAGATGATCGACTTTACCGTTATTACAGGTACGCTACGTCTTCTTTCCCCGCATGGCGTTCAGCCGAAGAGGCCCGATCGTCGCAGTTTGGGGTGTGCGTTGTGGAAGGCAATATGCTTTCCTTTGTACCTAAGACATCGGAAATATCGCGTAGTATCTGTACTGAACCTCTTCTTAATATGTTCTTTCAGAAGGGGATCGGTTCCGTCCTTGAGCGTCTGCTGAAAGAGAGATTTAAAATAGATCTCTCTTTTCAGCCTGAGCTCAATCGCGGACTTGCGCGTTTAGGTTCTATCGATGGTAGTTTTTGTACTATCGATCTTTCCTCCGCGTCTGACAGTGTTTCTCTTCGTCTTCTTTCTGATATTCTTCCACCCTATGTTCTAGGTTGGTTGAATGCGGCTAGAAGTCCTCGTACCATCTTCCCAGATGGTTCGAGTGAAGAGTTACATATGGTGTCTTCGATGGGAAATGCTTTTACCTTCCCATTGCAGACCCTTATCTTCGCGAGTATCGTCGAAAGCTGCTACAGAGTACTAGGGATTACTCCCCAGTATTCCTCAGCGGGGCCTAAGAATTTCGCAGTCTTTGGTGATGATATAATCGTCCGTAAGGACGCTTATGCCTTCGTCGTTGAGTGCTTAACTCTTTTCGGCTTTGCTGTAAATGAAGACAAATCATTTAGTAGTGGCTTTTTTCGAGAGTCGTGCGGTGGTGACTACTATAGAGGCCATGAAATCCGTGGCGTTTACATAAAGTCGCTTTCCACACGTGCCGATATCTACTCTGCAATAAATCGTCTCATTAGATGGAGTAGTAGGACTGGCATTCTTCTCCCTCGGGTTCTTCAGCATTTGATGAAATCGGTTCCCTTTAATCCGATTCCGCCTTTTGCCGGTGATACCGAAGGGATTAAAACGCCTTATCCTCCTAAAACTTTAAAGAGGAAGGGATCTACTGGTGGTGTTGTTTATTTCACCTACAGCGAGATACCTAACTTGATAAAGGTTCCAGAAAATGAGACTAAGGACTGGTTTTACCGTTCTTATGGGCGTATTAAAGCGAAAGCTTCTTACAACCCAGACGGATTACTTGTGTCCTTTTGCGGAGGTTACATCCGCGATTCATCGATTCCTCTAAGGGCTGAAAACCCTAAAAGGTTTAAGATGAAATGCAAAGTTACCTCTTCTTGGGGTAATTCTGTAATCGATTATCAAAAGATAATTGAACGCTGGTGTGGGTACCAGCCGACTACTTCTGGCTATCCTGCTAGACTTAGTTGGCTTAAGTCCATGTTGAGCAGAAAGTCTGCTCTTTTGGCGAGTCTTGATGACTCACGCGACGATTGGGAAATCGTCGCGGGGCTGTATCTCTGAACTGAGTACAGCTTTAGGTCTCTGATTTTACAAGAGATCTCCCCTCTCATTGAGTTAGGCTCATTCCTCATGATCTTTTAATGAGAATGTCGTCGGGCTTTTGTCGTCCGTCGAACCGCCTACTTTAAGTAATATTAATTAAGCCCTCGCATGAGAGGG